TTACCTTTTATCTTTGCTTGAACTTTTGGTATGCCACCAAAAATATCTTGATTCCATTTAAACTTTAAAGCTAAATAAGCTAGACCTGATAACTTGTGATTACTACCCCAACTTGATAATGTTGAAAGTAAGCTAGATGCACCTTGACCATCTGAACCTAAATGCGGTTCTATTGTAATATAAGAAACAGAATCTTTATAAAAATTACCATCTGAACTTGCTACTGATCTTTGCGTGTCATCTGACAAAGCACCATCAAAAGAAACGACTTTATCATCTACTCTTATTTCTTCTATTGAGTTTATTTCACCCTCACAAAGAACCAATGCCATATATAAAAACTCATTATCTGTACCTGATGTCTCTAAAAATACTCTTGTTCCACCTAATAATCTCTCTCCATAAACAACAGGAATATTTGCGTCATTAGATTGTTTATTAACAAGAATACCTTTTTCAAAAGAGTCAAAATCTGTTTCACCAAAATCAGGAATTTCAGGTTGTGGCATAAGCCAAGATAAAGCTTTACTTACAACTTTTATAGGAAACTCAACTATTTTTTTAACCGCACCACCCATTTAATTATGAAACTCCCTTTTGTATTTTTTACCAACTCTATAAATATTATTATCTTTATCTAACCTTAACCAATTAATAGATTGATTAGTTTCTAAATATCCTTTGAAATAATTATATACCCATCTCATTACTTCTTTTGCTTTTCTTATTATAACAATATCATATAACCAAATATTTTTTCCTGTGTTCCATTGGCTTTTATAAAGCAATCCTGTCTGACTATATTGATCTTCGTCTTTGTTATCTAATTTAGCCCAATTAACAAAACCATATAAACCTTTTTCATCTTTAAATGTTTTATATTGTTCTAAATTGATTGATGGCAAAATATGATAATATAATTCTTGATAACTATTATCTTTGTATTTATCAAAAGTTTGGAATAATTTAATTATCTCTTGCATTATGCTCTACCCCATTTAATATCTTGTACTGTCTCACTTGAAAAATCCATACCAACATCTGTACTAAAAAATCTTTGTTGAGATGTATTGTTAGTTTTACGACCATTTAATTTATCAAAGTCTGCCCAATGAGACACAATCTTAAATATAATATTACTATCAGCACCCTTTTCAGATATTTCAAAAGTATCAATAGTTCCTTTGTAAAGTAAAAATGGGTCTGCTATCAAGGCATTATTGTCATCTAAAAATCCTCTATGTATTGTTACTGAATCATTAACAACATTCTCATTTAAGGCAGTAGAAATAAATGTTTGACTTGCACCTGATAATCCAAGATTTAAAGTTGTTTTAGTAATATCTACTTCTTCAGAAAAGTTGGATATACCCATAATAAAACTTGAAGCAGAATAAGTGACACTAGAACCTGAAACAGAACTTGTTAAAGGAAATGAACAATCAGTAATATTAACAGGGCTAGAGAAACCGATTGTGATAAGATGGACGGGTCTAATGTCATTAGTCGCTAATTCGTTCTTTATTGCTGTCGTTAAGCTTCTCGTCATATTCTTCTATTGTTCTCCTTTTTACTTTTATATTATCTGAAACAACATAATGTGCATTTTCAGATGGTTCTTCGTGTTTTCCAATATTATTTGTTTTTAAATCTACGTCTTTACCATCAATAACTTCTTCTGCGATCATATCAACATTAATCCAATGTTTTACTAAATATTTCATTATAAAGCTTCCTCTACATCTAATTGAAATGAATATAAAACATTTCCATCTTTGTCTGCACCTACTGCTCCAAACTCTTGAATATCATTTGTTAGAAATACAGTAAAAGGAACATTGTCGTATGTTACAACTGAGTCGTCTGCTAAAGCAGTTGTAAGTGGTGGTTCAATTGTAACAGTAGCAGAATTTGAACTTGAAGTGACATCTGCAACAACCATATATACTTTATTGTGCGAGGCGAATTTAATAAAGTCTCCCGTCTTAAATCGCCCAGCACCATCACTAGTGAATCCGTCCATTGCTATTGTTGTATCACCAACTGCGTGAACTCCATTAACTAAAACTGTTCCTGTTTCAGAACCTCTTGCATCTTGAATCTCAGGTGGAATAATTGTAAAGTTTTCTTTACCTGATCTTTGTTTGATAATAAAAGCCATAAGTTCTCCATACACATCTGATCTTTTTGCTGTAATAATTTCTGCTGTAAAAGCAAATCTTTGCCCATCTATTTGTCTTGCTAATTTTTTACCACTATCTGATTTAGAAATAATAGTAGTTTGAATTGATTTGATTCCCATTGTAGAGAATGCAGAATTAGATATAGGAAAAGCACCTGACATTAGATTAAATTACTACTCCCTCTTTCATTAACTGATTCGTTTATTATTCTTGATATAGTTCCTCGTCTTTCAACTAATAACCTATCAATACCACTTGCATCAACAGCATTGATTGTAAAATTAACATTTACAGCACCGCCTCTTGAACCAAGTCTTGAATTAGGAACTATTTGACCTGTTGAGTTTGGTATAAACAATTCACCACCTCTACCTGAAGCACTATCACCAACTATTATAGGTTGATTTTTTCTTACTGAACCACCTTTATTAAAAAAAGGTAATCCACCACCGCCACCGCCACCCATTGCCATTAATATAGCTTGTAAAGCAATCTGTTGTTTTAATTGTGCATTTTGTTGTCCTATTAAAGCATTTTTCTTTGCTTCTCTTGTTTCTAAGAAAACTGTTATTGCTTTTTCAATACCTAACAATGCTATTCTCTCAATAGTTTTTGCAATAATCTCAACTAAAATAGATTGTGCTAATTGTTTTAGTGATGCGTTTAAATCTTTTCCTAATACCAATGCTTCAGCTAAACTTTTTGAAACTGAACCAACAGATTTACTTATACTTCCAACTATTTCTTTTGAAATATCAAAAGCATCATTTTGTTTTTTGATACCATCTCTAATTTTTTCAAATAGTGTTTGTTGTTTTCCAAGTTTAACATTAGCACTATCTACTGATTTAGGTATTTTTTCAATTTCAACAACTAAAGGAATATCTTTACCTAACAATCTTAACAAGTTTTCTACTTGTCGTCTTACAAATCCTACTGCTCTTGCAACTGCTCTTACTGCGGCCGCAAATCCTTTTACGACAACAGTTAAAACTTTACTTATTGCTCTACCAACAGCTTCAAAATCTGCTGAGTTTGCTTCTATAAACTCATTAAGTGATTTAAATTCTTTTTTTAGTTGATCAAAAAAACCCTCACCAGCTACATTTCTTTTAAAGTTAAATAATTTATCACCTAACATAGATAAAGTTCCTGTAAAAGTATTTGCTAATTCGTCAGTTGCTTTTCCAAATCTTCCACCTTGACCAAATACTTTTTCAAAAGCTTTGATTGTTTCTTCTGCTGAAACAGTAGCACCAGCACTAAATCCTAATAAATCTCTAACACCTCGTTCTCTAAATATATCTGCTGAAGCTATACCACCAGCAAATGATCTTTGTATTTGTTCTGCTGTTGTGGCAAAGTCTAATCCTGTAACTGCCGCAACATTACCTGTAATTTCTAATATTTTTGATAATTGGTCTGCATCACCAGCAACAACAGCAAGATTACCTGATGCTTGTTGAATTTGCTCTAGTGAAAACGGAACTTTTGCGGCAAAGTTTGCCATTACATCAAAAGCTTTTGCACCCTCTTGTGTAGAACCGAATAATTGTTTTAGTCTTACTTGTAAATCTTCTATGCTTCTTCCTGTGCCAACTATTGATCTTATTGCAAGACCACCACCAAGTCCTACTAAAGCACCTTGAACTGAGAATATTGAATCTTTTAAACCTTTTAATTTACCTCTAACACCTGAAAAAGCTTGTTGCGTTTTATCTTTAGCTGTTATGTTTATCTTTAGGTTTTGTGCCATTATTTATACCTTGACTTATTTACTGCTTCGTTATGTTCTTCACCCTCTACCATAAAATACGATAGCCAATGATTATACTCCCAAACTTCCATTTTTAAAAGATCGGATAAAGTTATTTTTAATCTATCTGCAACTGTAAGTAAATTCTTAATTTCAGGTGTGAATTTTATTTTTTTTTTAACTCGTCTATCGAGGGAACTTCAACCATCTTTTGAGCAATGCGTTGTAAAATATTGGGGTCTGCACTATTCATTAATGTTTGTTTATCTTCAAGCTTAAATACTTTTTTACCATCTTTATCTAAAGCTTTCATAACTAAAACGTCAGCTAATATTGCAATATCATTTAAAGTATCTGATTTTTTAAGAAGTCTATTTTTTTCTAATAATGTTATAGGGTTCCAATATAGAGTTACAGCTTTTCCATTCTCATCTTTCCATTCGGAAACTTCCATAGATTGAACACCTATGTTATCAAAATGTGATTTAGCAATGTCAATTACTGACATATATTTCTATTACTCAGTTCCTATTGTTAAAGCACCTGTTCCTTGAAAAGTAACACTTCTTGCAACTATTCCGTCAAGTGGTTGATTTACACTCATACCTGTTATGATACCAGCACCCTCAAATTTTCTGTCACCTGAAGATGAACCCTCAGGTAATAATTTAAAAGTTACGCTAGCACCAGCAACTAATTGTGTCTGAACACTATCTGTTTCGTCAAAGTGCATTTCCAAAGTTCCTGAAAATGATGTTCTACCAGCAACAAAAGATTTTGCTGAGTCTGCCATTTTTGTACTTTCAACAACATCTCCTGTCGTTTCTAAAGTGAAGCTAGACAATTCTCCTACTGCTGAACCGCCTACTACTACTTCGCCCTCTTTTCCGTGATGTACTGCCATAATTATTCTCCTATTTCGCTTTTATATTAGTTTTCTTCTTCCTCGTCAATATCTTCTTCAAAATCATCTTCTAAATCCTCATCAACATTATCTTCTACTTGATTTTCTCTTAATTCTTCTAACAAGTCTTTAACTTCTTCACACATTAGAGATTCTTTGTCGTGTAATTTTTCTATTGCATCTATTTTCTTTTGAATCTTATTTATAATTTTATCCATTTATTTCTCCTTATGGTGTTCCTGATTGATAAGTATAAACGCATCTAATTGTCATTCTTATTCCACCAATAGGAAATAAAGTACCCTCGTCAGTTTCACAAGCTACAACCATTGTATCTAATGCGTTGCTGTTTCTAGTAATATCAGATTCTACGGCAGTTTCAATCGCTGTTATCAACTCGTTTCTTTTAGTGTCAATATTAGATTCTGCACCTTTTACAAATCCTGATATAACAAAGTCTATTGTGGCTAATCTTGTTTTTGCACCTGAACCAAGTTCTTCATCTTCTCTTGTTTCCTCAGATGTTTGCACAATTACTGCTGGATATTGTTTGTCTGATAATTCGTCTAAATCAAAAGGTTGTCTTGTAGCTTTTTTGATTGTTATTGGGCTACTGATAGCTGATATTACAGATAATAAATTAGAAGCTATGTTTTCTCTTACACTCATATTCTAAGTTCCTTTTTAACAAACTTTTCAAAGGATTTGTTTATAATCTTTTCTGTTCTTCTATTAAACCCAAAAAATACTCTTTTTGGTTCATTTAAAACTTGATTGTATAATGCTCTTTGTCTCATCTCTGCGTTTGTAAAAGCAAGAGTGACTTTGTGTTTGCCTGTTTTTTTTATAGTTTGATTTGGTGTTAAAGAACCTAACATTCTACCTGTATAAAATAAATCTACTGCTGTTTTCTTTCCCTCTCTGTTTAATTTTTTTAAATAACCTGAACTATAAGGTGCAAATTTTCTTGAATTAATATCTATACCTTTTGCTGTTTTAGTTCTAATTATATCAAGTAATTGAAAACCAGCTTGTCTTACACCCTTGTCTATTGCTCTTGATAATTTACTTTGAAACTTACCTAGTTTCTTTGATAGTTCCTTAGAGTTAGTTTTCATACCCAACTGAATATCACCTCTAAGTTTTGGGTCTCTGTTTCCACCTACTGCTGAAGCCATACGCATTGCACCAGCAATTCTTAATGGAACAAGCAATAATTGGATAGCCATTATCTAACTAATCTTCCTGACCCGTGTAAAGATTCTCTTTCATTCTTAACGATAGTTCCGTCACCTGATGCGTCATACTCCACACCATCTTCTAAAATATCTCTCCATTCTCTATTGTATTCAGATAAATAGTGTTCTGCCATTCTTTCAAATCTATCTTTTTCTGTTTCAGGTCTAAACTTTGATAAAGCGGGACATAAGAATCTACCTAAAAATAAATAAACACCAGCACGTTCAAATTGGTCTAAATTAACTTTTGTATCAACCATTTCATTTGTATTTAAAACTGTAATATCCGTATAGACATTAGTTTTATATACAGGCCACCACTCTATTCTTAATTGTCTTAAAATATCATTAGTTGTCTGTGCGAAAAAATTTACTGCTTCTGTGTCTGATGCTCCAATACCAAAACCAAAAGCATCAGGTTGATACTTCGTTACATCTCCAGCGACAATTACATTAGCACCTGTATAATTAGCCATATTAACTTCCTAAAATAATTATAATTAATATTGCTATTGGTATTGAGTACATTGGGTTATTTTTAGCTTTTACCCAAACCCATTTTGACCATTTTCTAATTTTAAATATAATCCACTCGTTCATTTCTTTTTCCTTGTTTTCTTCTTTGGTTTTAAACTAACAACTTTGTTATCAACCTTATTTTCTACTTTTACCTCATCTTGAACGGGTTTGAAACCTCTAATTTCCCATATTCTTTTGTTTGAATTATAGTCTATCAAAGTTCTCTCAATTACTTTGTTACCTTTTTTTAATTTTATTGTAGCTGTTTTTTCGATTTTAATTTTTACCATATATTCTCCTGTTAAACTCGTGGGGTATTTCTACCCCACAAGAAATTATCTACTACTGAATAGATGAGTCGAAGTGTAACTCTACACCATATGAATCGTGAATTTCTGCTGATCCATATACTGCTGTCGCTACAATTTCGTCTGCTCTTAATGAAGCATCTCTTTGAGTTTCTACTTTTAGCCCTTGCATTTCTGCCATTGCTAAAGCATCTCTGTGAAATGCCGCACCTTTATAGTCTCCAGCATTACCCGTATTAGACATATTTGAAGTTTCAAATACTCTCATACCAGCTAATGTTCCTACAAAACCACTTCTTAAAGCTTCGTTAGCTAAATCGTTTGCGTTTGAGTTTGCAAATGTATTAGTTAAGTTTGCTTTTAAGTCAAAAGCGATTTTAGGGTGTAAGACTACTGCACATTCTTGAAGATTTAATGCGTTTGCTCTTAAAGTAGAAGCCGCATTAAAAATACCCGCCGCAGTTATTGCCGCAGTTCCATCTCCAACTGCTGTTGAAAAAGCGTCAAATCTTGCAGTTAGGTCAGTATCTTGTTTTTTTGCGATTGCTTCTCCGAATAATCTACCAATATCTGCCGCTACGTTTCTTGGAGCAGAGTTTCTTGCTAAATCAGTTAGAGTTGTCATAACACCAACTTCTGATGCTGTTATTGTAACAGATGATGGGTCAATCGCTGTGTTTGATAAATCAGAAGCTTCTGATACTGCTGACGCAGAAACTGCCGCATAAATTGGTACTTCTACCGCTTTACCGCCACCTGAAATCGCATAATTTCTTACAAGATTTCTCATAATGGATTGTTCCTGTGCAACAAATTGAGCTTCTGCAACTATCTCTGTGTATAGTTCCGATAGTGTAGAACTTGTGCTTTCGTTTGCCATTGTTTGTTTCCTTTATATTTTAATTGTTTAAATTAATCTTAATAGCACCTGTGTCTCGCTTCTTCCTATATTCTGCATAGGCTTTACGATCTTCGGGTTTATTAAGGTCTAGTTCCTGAATGTTTAAGGGTTTTACAGTATTACCACCGATACTTGCTTTACTTCCTGAACCTTGTACTGTTGCATTGCGGAAGTGTGGGTTCGTATCTAAAAACTCTTTAACTCTATCTTCTATCGTTAAAAGTTCTCCTTTTGCGTTATATCGAATATTTGAATTATTATCAAGCACTTCAATTCTTCCATCATCATTTAATTTTACTTCTTTCTCAATTAACTGAACGACTTGTTGAGGATTGATTGCATTATTCTTTGACGCAACAGATAGAATAGAATTATCAATTTTTTCTTTTTTAATTTCTGTTTTATATCTTGATATTTCAGTATCCTTTTCAGCTATTCTTTCTTTCATAAGCTTTTCTATTTCAGCTTTTGATTTAGCTTCTTCTAATTGCTTTTGTTTAAGAAGTTCTGTTTTTTGCTTTTCTTCTTCTTCCATCTTTCTTTCATACTTTTTACGTTCTGCCATTAATCTAGCTTGAACGATATTATCTAATTGTTCTTGTGTGAAAGATTTAGACTCTGTTTTTGGTTGTTCTTGTTTTACTTCTTCTTTAGCTTCAACGGGTGCTGAAGTTTCTTGTGTTTTGTCTTCTGACATTTTTTACTCCTATATTATTAGTTCTCCGCTACTATCATACCAATCAGGATTGACGTAACTCCATTGATGACGACAATTATAACCACCTCGAACTACTAAAGGATTTCCCGACTTTTTCCCTGACCAGCTTCTTGACGACCATATTTGTCTAACTTCATCAATCGTAAAAAGACCATCACTTCTCTTTGATTTTATTACACCATTTACAAGATTTCTGCAAATCTCTCGTGTTGTGGGTATTACATCTCCATAGTATTTTACAAAAGTTAAACCAGCGTCATTAGACTTATTGAAGTTTAAGGTAGCGTCAAAGTCTCGTAATGAGTCGTTTAATATCTGACCAGCGTATCTTTTCATATTCTCTCCAGCACGATCTCTAGCAAATTTAGATTGTAGCTTTTGAACTGCTTTATCAACTCTCACTTGCATAGACCTTTTGAACTTATTTTCTTCTATAAAGCTAACTAAACGATTCGCTTCTACATCATCTGAACTAGCATAAATACCATTAATAGTTTGTCGTAATTCTTTTTCTAAATCTGCAAAGTCTGAACCAACTAAAGTATTTTGATAAACCTTTTCTGATAATCTTCTTGTAAAGGTATTCGATACGTCTTTGAATTGAGTGTAATATTGTTGTTTTAAATTTTGTATTAATGCTAGATCACCTTTAGTTAATTCTTGAAACTCAACAGGAATATTACCAATTCTTTTAAAAGCTTTTTCTATTCGCTTTGCTTGTTTTGTAAAACCCTCTCTAACAACCTGATCTGCAAAAGGTAAATATTCAGCATCTATGATTTGTTTTATTTTAGGTCTAATAGCTACTGCCGCTTGTAATTCTATAAGCTTACCATCTTGTGTCGGTAAATCTCTATTGGCTAATGATACTACTTCTCGTTCTATTCTGTCTAATGTTGATGTAAGGGTTTTGTAATATTTAGCTTCGGCAAGTTCTATCTGCTTGATACGATACTCTGTTGCTTCTTGTACTATATCTGCCATTCATCTAAATTTCTTCTTGCTCTACTTCTTGATCTTCTTGCTGTGGTTCGTCTTGTGTAAAAGAACCCACTTCAGGTTTAGTATCTATCTCTGTAAAGATTTCGTTTAGCTTCTCATCATTATCAACTACTGCTCTTGCTATTTCTTTATCTATCTCTTTCATAAGTGTAGCTGATTCAACACCTGATGCTTTAGCTTGTTGGAAGAACATAAGATCACTTGCATAATCTCTAATGTT